GTTTTTGCACACGGTAATAGTGTGATGGCTCCTGTATCTAGTAGAGATTTAAAGTTTATAGAAAAACCTATGAAACCTGGTCATAAGACTATGGGTGGTTGGCTAAAATTTATTGCAGAAAATCAGTTTACTTTAAATGAGATAGAGAATGGCACAGCCTATAATATTTTAAAAGATCAGAATGATTAATGTAGTTTGTTTATATTGGGGCGATAAGTATGATACTAATTATGTTCAAGTATTGTATAATATGGTAGAGAGAAACCTTACCGTACCACACAAATTTATTTGTTTTACAGATCACACAAAAATTCATAAAATGGTAAAAGGCGATATAGAGTTTAGAGGTATGCCACATCACAATTACCAAGGTTGGTGGAATAAGTTAACATTATTAAGTCCTGAAGCCAAATTAGAGGGTGATAATTTATACTTTGATTTAGATGTTGTAATATTAGATAATATAGATTGTTTTGCTACTTACGAACCTGATACATTTTTCATAGGTATGAATGACTTTAATAAAGCTACTAAAATGTTCAATTCAAGTATTATGAGATTTAATAATAAAGCAATGACGCCAAATGTATGGCATCCATACCTAGATGATAAAACAAATATGGACAGAAACCAAGGTGACCAGAATGTTATATCTCTATTCATTAAAAAAACACCACATTGGAAGGCATATCCTGATGAGTGGACTTTTTCATATAAATGGTTTAGTAGAGAACACCCTAGATTCTCAAAAGATAGATGGACCTTTGAAAAACAACCAAACGCCAAGGTTGCAGTATTTCACGGTAAACCAAACCCTCACGAATCGGAGCAGGATTGGGTGAAAAAGGCGTGGTTTTAGAACAAAACCAGAACAAACTAATTAATAAATCGTTGATTTTACTTGCTTTTTTTATTAAAAAAGCGCTTGACTCCATTGGTGGATAGTGTATAGTATGAGTATGATTACAAAAAATAACTCATTTAATTTAGTATATTCAAGAGAATATAATGATTCAGACGAAACTTATGATCCTTATTTCAATATTTACTATACTATTTTTAGAAATATACCTTTGAAGTATTTAAACAGATTTAATAACCCTACATTTAAACAAAAGATTAAAAAGTTTTGTGATGAGAATTACAAAGAAACGGCTACCAATTCAACTGGTTATACCACGGTTGACATTATTGTCGGTGACGAGTATTATAAGACCTATGCAGATGAATTTGGTGACGATATAGTACAAGGCGATAAGTCATTTTTTAATGATTATGGTCAGTTATGGAATGGTAGACAATTCTTTAAATACGACTTTGCACCTGAACTAACAAAAAGTTTGGATGCTAGAACATACAAAAACGAACTAAAAAGAGAAGGAGGAAATCGTTATGTCAAAAACTAAACAATGGGCTTGGGATACAGCCGAAAAAGAATCAGATAATATTATTAAATCATATGTTGATGGTGATATTACAAAAGACAATGCTATTAATAAATTATCAAATGTTAATAATATTGAAATGTGTGGTATTGATGAACACAATGTAGATGAAGTATTAGAAATGGCGAAAGCTGAGGTTGCTTAATTGAAATACGGTGAAGAAAAAATTATAGAAGAAATCAGTAGGTATATTTTAGGTACTTACGGCGAACATTATAGTACCACAAAAGACGGTTTTCAGGTTCAAGATATGTTGAGACACTTGAATATTGATAAAGATTTTTGCCAAGCAAATGCCATTAAGTATCTTTGCAGATATGGTAAAAAGTCTGGTAAAAACAGAAAAGATTTATTAAAAGCAATTCACTATGTAATATTGTTAATGTCTAGCGAAGATAAAGATAGTGAAAAACCAGATGTTGGTATAGATGTTGACGCATTTAATGGGAGTTAATTATGAGTAAAGTTGATACAGATGTTTATTTTTTTAAAAAAGATGTAGGTAAAAACCTTTATAGAAAAAAGACCTACTATACATTAGTTGTAGAGCAAGATGTGTTGGCTCACGATAAAGATGAGGCTGACACCAAGTTTTTAGATCACGGTGGCCTAGATCATAGTAAGATAGTAACCGATTTAGCACAAACAGGTGATGGTGTGGAAACTCATTTTGTTGACGCTAATTATACAGATTCAGGCGATACAGAATATATTGGTAAGGTTGATTACGATACAGATACTTACAATCAGACTTTAGAAGAGGCTATTGAGGCTGAAGATATCCACATTGATACTTGGGCTGATGAGAAAAAAATGACACAAGCAGAATTAGATAAGAATGCTGGTGTGGTGAGAGACGAAAAAGGTAATGTTAAATCGGAGGTAACAAAGAATGATTAATGAAATAGCAACCGTTGACACTATAAATTTAGCTGTTGACAAATTAGATAATGTATCTAGTGAAACAGATGTTATGAAGATTAAGAGCGCCATATCAGACGCTAAAGATGATCTAATAACATTTAGAGATAAGATACAAAAAGAGATTGACGAATTTGATAAATGGGCGGAAGAGCAGTCCAATATTGATACTCAATTACAACTGGAACTAGAGAATCAACTAGGAAAATAGGTGATGTATCTATCAAGACAGCTCGTAAAACTCAATCCTGGTGCATCCTGGCGCCCTTTCCGAGTGAAAAATCAAGTAAAATCAACAATAATTAAGGGCTTGACAAATCCAACGATTTGTGGTATAGTTAATACAATTTAGATTAGGAGAACACATTTATGTCATTTAAATACGATAAAGACAACTTATACATAGAGTTTAATCAGGCGAAAGCTAAAGATATTAAACTATCAAAAAAGAAAACATTAGAAGAAAAAGAAGACGATATCTACAAGAATCGTATAGAGTTTTTTAAGGGTCATATAGAGACTAAAAAATCAAACCCTAAAGTATATGAAGATGTTGATATTAATTTTGAGAACTTATTACACGCATATACTCAACCAAACCCTAGAGATTACTTTTATATGAAAGTATTTAAGAAACCATATGCTGAAGTTATTAAAGATTCAAAACCACAATCAATGAGAGATTATTAATGGCGATATTATATACAAGAAATACTAGTGGTGCTATTCGTAGGTTAAGAAGAAAAAAACCTACTAAAGAATATTTGATTGCGTTAGCAAAACATATCAAGTATTTAAAAAAACTAGGTTTTAATGTAGATGAAAAAGGTAGAATTAAACTAGATAAAAAAGGTAGATATGCAATTGAAACATTTGTACCTGAAACTAGAGAAGAATTATCGGTGCCGTTATCAAATACAATAGGTAATGGCGGGACTAAACCTGATAATAGTTGGAAAATAGAAGCAAGTAAAAACTTCACTATTGTTCCTGCTTACAACAAAGGTCCGTATATGGTCGTCAACAAAAAAGATTTAAAGACGGCGGGAAGGAAAGTATAGTATGTGGAATGCTAAGAGTGTAGCATTGTTTGTTATATCATTGATAGCTGTAATTATGTTTTCAATGTCAATGGCAAGTGCTGATGAAAATAAATTATCTACTACAATAAAAGAAATGCCTAACAAAGTAAGTAATTTTGTAAGTGCTGAAGTAGAGAAAACAAAAGAGTATCAAAAGAAAAGTTGGGCTGAGGCAAAAACAAAATGGCCTTGGAACAAAATTTTCAAAGGTGAGAAGTAATGAGTGGTGATTTTGTATGTACAAGTGCCAATGACGGCACAACTTACTTTAGACCTGTATCTGCCAGAGGTCATACTTTCTGGCAGGAACAAAACTTAAATAAGTTTGTAATTGATAATAATGAGGACTTTTATATTGTTAAAAGTGTTGATAGTCAGGAGATTTGTGATAAGATTAGAAAAGCTGATCTTGATTTTACTAGTTAGTTTATTGTTAACTAATTGTTCAACTAACAGATCACAGGTTGGTGCTGTGTTAGGTGCAACTACAACAACTGGTGTATGTGTATCAAGTGGTGTTTCAGACCCTTATGCTATCGCTGGTTGTACATTAGTTGGTGCATTTGCAGGTGCTGAGATTATGTACAATTCAGATTATGATGTACACAACGCTGTATTTGTAGATCACTTAAACAATGGTCCTATTGGTCAAAGTTATACTAATTGGTATAATAGTGAAACAGGTAATAATGGTACTATTAAAATTAATAGATCATATTTAGAGGGACCTTTGAAGTGTAGAGATTATCAGGCTAGCGTTGATATTACCAACAACTGGCCTTTGATTGGTATTGGCGGTGTAAACAGAAACGAAATTTTTGGTACTGCTTGTCAACTACCAGATGGAAGATGGATTGAGAAAGATTTAATTTATGCTAAGAAATAGTTTTGTATTAATAGTTTTATTATCTTTAATGGGTTGTCCTGCTTATGCAGATAACCACGATTTGTCCGGTAAAACTTACCCGATTGGCGAAGTATCTTTTAATTCAGATACGGTTGACAAAACGGAAAAGATATTAGATAAAATTGAAAAAGCTAATAAAGATAATGGTGTTTATTATGACAAAATAGTAACCATAGAACCTAAAAAAGTTGATGGTCAATATTGTTATGTCAAAGTTATTATTAAACAAAGTGAAAACACCATTATCAAAGAAGAAGTCCTGGAATGTGCTGATGGTAGAAAAAAGTTTGACGGTCCTAGTTATTGGGATTTGTTTGCTGAATTTTACTATACAAATGTGTACACTCCAGAATACTGCCGATATTATAGTCGGTCAGGTCACGCTTTTAAATCACCAGGAAAAGTGTGTCTTAATAAAAATGGTGAATGGGAGGTTAAATGATTAAGAATATAATCATAATTGCTCTCCTGCTAGTAATTGTATATGGATTATCCGCTGAGGATTTTCTAAATTATATCTCAATGGGGCTTGCCAAACTACAAGAATTAGTGTATTATGTACAAGGGAGTGTGAAATAATATGAAAAAAGTAAAAATATTAATGTTGTTAGCTGCCACAATTATGTTGGCAAATTGCTCATCACATTATAATATCAAAAAAGAAACAGGTGGTAATGTAGTCAGTAAAGTACCTAATTGGTATATGAATGACTTTAACGAAAAGAAAGCTTGTAAAACATCTACTTTTGGTAAAGACAAAGATAGAGTTTGTATTTACGGCACAGCGACTGCTGTTTCTCCAGACCTAGAACTCGCAATTGAGAAAGCAACTATGAAAGCGAAAGCTGAAATGGCTGATATAATCAAGGGTGAAATGAATGCTCAATCAAAGCAGTTTATAACTGAATTAGGTAAGAATGAAAACAAAACTACCGTAAGTGAGGTTGAGTCAGTTATTGTTAATGTCATTAGCAATACACAGGTTAGAGGTTATGAGGTGTGGGCTCAAGAGGTAACAATTACTAAAAATAATTATTACAGAGCTTGGATCGGCTTAAGATTACCAATGGGTGAATA